CCTCAGGAACATACTTGGTTAGCGTCAGAGTTGCTGACAGGTTAACGTCAGGCTCAATGCCTAACACAATATAGTCGTGCGTCTCATTGCCAAGTTCGCCAATAACAATCAAATCGCCGTAGTCTAGACCAGGCACAGTAGCATCTAGAGTTACACTATGTGTATTAGCACTAGTTACGCCACGAGTGACAATAGAGCCATCCATGAGCCTTATACGAGCTCCTAGCAAACCACGTGGGATGAACGTTTGATCAAGCTCAACTGTTAAGCCTGTTACGCTCTTAACCCTAGCGGCAAGGCCGCCAAACTTAGGAACGTGATGTTGGACAGTTACCACATCGCCGCGCAGGACGTTTAAGTGTTCTATGTCCATCTTTACAGTGAAGGTCTCGTTACGCATACGCGCTTGAGCCATCATGTAGCGGCCATAGCGCCATGCTTCGTCGTAGTCTGTAAGACCAACAGTTGTTAGATCTTCAAACCTATCGGCGTTTGTTTCGTCGTGTGTGTCATCATACACAATCACTTCAGATGTTTGATAGCCAAGGCGAGGTTCAACATAGCTAACACGTAGAGCATCTGGGTAGACAGGGAAGCTGCGAGTACCACTGAATTCCCAGCTGTTTGCAGGCGTGATCATCTGGCGTGGCATTCTACCACCCTCGTCAATCAGCACACCTATCTTACCATCGTTCTGAATGTTAAGCTGAGCTCTAGCATTACTTAGCACTTTGCTAACCGCTTGAGCTACAGTGCCATCTTCGCGCAGAACACCGTTGAATGTAAACTTACCTGTATTGCAGATGTCAACCAAGCGCTTCCATGATGGGAAGTTAATCTTGTTATCAATAACAGGCTGCGGGTTTTCCTCACAGGTTAAGATGTCAAGTGCAATCAACGCTGGGTTTGATGTTTTTATCATACCTAAGAAGCCACTGGCGTCTATGTCGCGAATCATACGATGAGCCAAGACATTAACTGTCTGTAGTGTGCCAGCTAGTTTCTCTGAAGCCCTACCGTGAACCTCAAGGAATGAATGCTTACGCTCAAGACTGACTGGATCAGCGTCACGGTAGCTCTTAAGTTGAACAAGGCTGTATTTGTTTTGTGTATACTTGCTAGTTGATGCTGGGCTACTGCGATTAACCCCAATGATATAGTCATCTTTATTAACACCAGCTACACTGAACACCATAACAAATGGTTTTGTAGTTGAACCTGTTACGGATTGGCTACCATTAGTGTAGGAAATAGAGGCATCACCAATTTTAGGTGCCAGCATTTTAATTTCGCTACCCGTAGCTGCGCTACTTGGGCGATAATCAACATTTACGTGAGCACTAGCTGGTCCAGTAGATCCATCCAAGTGCTGTGTGAACAAGCCTTGTGGAAACTCAATCAGAACTTCAAAGCCTGTGACGTCCTTTGCAGTATTGACATTTGAAAGCGTTGTGTCAATTAAGATGTTGAAGGCTTGTGTGGCTACGCTGTTAGAAATCCATTTGAAGGTAGGGTTAGCGATGTTATGATATGTTTGTGTTAGTAGCCCTAATGAAGCAATAGGAGTATCACCAACAAGAATGTCATCAATTTCAACATGGCCGAGGCCAAGGTCTAACGCCATAGAAATGTCGCTGCTATGACCCACTGTGTGGATACGAGTGGTTGTTGCTAGGTCAGGATAAATACGGTGCGTGCCGTAGATGCTAGGAACGTTAGAGAACAGCTTAGCTGTGTTGCTTGCGCCAGACACAAAGAAAGCGTCTGTCTCTGCGACTCCACCAGAACTGTTGGCGTTAATGCCACCAACGGAAGGCGGTGGAATAAGCGCACCAATGATTAGTGAGCCAACCATAGTAATAGCAGCACCAGCAACAGCCAACGTCATAGCAGTAGCTGTAATGCCCATAGCACCTAATGCCATCGGAGCAAGCATAGGCGCTACAACCACCAGAGCAATCATAGCTAGCGTGGAAATTACCTGCTTGCCTTGCACTTGGCCAATAGTGATGACGTCACCGTCAATAACCATATAATCATTAGATAACTCTGTGCCGTCTTTAAGAACAATTATCTGTTCTTTAGCAAAAGCTGGAAGCTGCATGCCTTCTACAAGGTCGCCAACTGTAGTGCCACACTCCACTGGAATAGAAATAGGCCTAGCTACAGGCGTTTCGTAGTACCGTGCAATTAGTTCCATCTCATTATCCCATCCATTCGTTTAGCCCAGTTGAAGTCTGTCATACTAACCAAGCACGATGCTTGATCTTTAACTGAGTGAAGAAAGTCTATACCGTCTAAGTAGACGCCAGCATGTGAAACGATGCCCCGTTGTTTTAGTAGGATGACGTCACCCATCTTAGGAGCATCGTCAACCTTAATCCAATTCTGTCGACCTTTAGCAAACGCTTGTGTAGCATCCTCGAAGTCATCAGCATCTTTGTATAACTCTCTGAAGGTTGGTATCTCTATTCCTAATTCAACTCTGTTAAACAACACAGCTAAACCATAACAGTCGACACCTTCAAAGGTTGCCTGACGACTTGCGTAGGGTATTCCAATATAACGTCTAAGGTTCATAATTACTACCTAAAGTGGAGGTCGGGGTATCTGCTCGGAGTGTACTTGCTTGAAGGAAACTTGCGACCCATGAAGTTGTCTGGTCGCAATCTGAACTGAACGCTCATAGCGTCATATTCAATAAAGTCAGCACGCAAGAAATCTATGGAGCGCTCAACAGTGTCTAAGTCGTTAGACAATACCATTTCAAACAGCACAATCGGTGGATCCAACAGCTCTCGTATAGCTTTAGTGAGCGATTGATCTACGTTGTCAATCTGCAACATAAGCTCTGGTTGCTTCTCGCCATCAGTGGTTGGAAGCGCTAGAGCAAACGGATAAGGCTCAAACGTTACACCACGCGAAACAATTGGCATGTTGTTGTTCACCAGAGTGATGACGTCGGCTTGCGCTGTAATAGTTAACAAGTGCAAGAACGCGACGTCTGTTTCTGGTAGGTGGATTGTTGGGGTTAAAGCCATTATAAACCATCCCACACCGGGAGGTGTTCAAACATTGCTGTCACAGCGAAAGCGGTTGGCTCAATCCAAGTTATCTTAGGAGCCTCAGTAAAGCGCCAAACCTCTTCCTTCTGATAAGGTGTTATGATCCGTGTAGGAACAACGCCCATCTGACAGTTCACGTTATACCATTCCATGAAAGCGTCATAGTCTTCAGCTTTAAAGGTGCGAGAGACGTTAGCATTTCGCGCAATACCAGTTGACACACGCCGGACCTTGGTAGATCCAGTTTGGGACATGTCAGTTCTGATGGTGTTAGCTTGCTGTTGCTCGTCCCACGATGCCCAGCAACCATCCATTCCTGTTGGTCTGTTTGCAATGTATATTGCCATGTTAAGCTCCTACGCCTTTGATGCCATAGCGGCCTTTCATAACCTTATCCATGCCGCCTGTGGCAAATGAATTACGCACCTTCTGTTCAATCATAATGTCTAAAGTTCTAGAGCCGTCGTTACCTGTTGACTCAGAAACAGCAACTTCAGCGCCAGCGTTGTTAATAACATTAACGTTAACTGGTGAAGCACCGACACCCAGACTACCGCCATGGCGCCGTAAAGGCACAACAGCCTCGGAACGTCCACCACCAGCTTCGCCCATAAGTGAAGAACCTGCTTGAGTACGCGAGCTAATAATACCACCACTAGCATAAGCAGTCATTGGTCCGCTAACTACACCACCACGGGCATATGTAGTTAATGGACCGCTGTTGCCTACACCGTCAGGAAAGACGTTACCACGCGCTGATCCAAAGAAACTGCCAAACGTGGAACTAGCTTTCAAAGCGTCCATTAGTGGCTTTACAATTTTCATCTGTATAATCATACGAGCGATGTCATTCAATATAGACTTAGCCATATTGCTGAAAGCATCCTTGCCGCCTTTGGCTGCGTTGATGATTCCATCCTCGATAGCTCTGCCAAAACCATTAACAAGCGTTTCGCCTGCTTTCTTTAGTTCGTCAGCAGCTTTCTTAGCAGCCTTCGCTGTTTTATCAGCCGCGCCAGAAAGTTTGGCAAAGGTTGGAATAGTTACTTCAAGCTCAGTCGTCAACTCAACAGCAGCGTTTTTAGCAGCTGCTTGTGCATCCTGCAGGTCGTACATGCTGAGCTCAGCTTCTAAAGACTTGCTGTTAAGTCCATCCATGATGGTAGAAAGCTTATCAATAGCTGCGCCACCGGCATCAATTTCAATGGTTGCCTTGCCAAGTGCTGTCATGATTGCGTTGTATGGCGTTAGAATACCATTGAACAAGTCGTTGAACGCACCGATTACAGGCTCAACTATGCCTCTTGTGGCTTTAACAATCTCATACGAAAACTGATACCAAGCCGAATTAGCTTTAGCTAAGAATATCGGAATAGTAAACTCGAAGAAGCTTTTAACCTTATTCCAGTTGGTGATGATCAAACCAACAGCAGTAACAGCCCCAAGGGCAATAGCTGTGAATGGGTTTGACAACATCAATGCTCTGATTGCAAAGGCAAGCAGGCCCACACCTGTTACCAGCTTTGCCATTTTAACTTGGGCGTCACTCATACCAGCTGTGAATATAGCCATGTCGTTTACAAAGGCTTGGACGTTTTCTGTCACATGCGTAAGTGCTCTTGTAAGGCCATCAATAACGGCCACAACAGCCTTAGACCGTAAGAACTCTGTAGCCATTGTGCGGAAGTTGTTAGTGGCTTGTTCGAACGTTAAAGGCAACTTAGCAAATTGACCATCAACATCCTTAGCAGCATTTATCATAGCGTTAGCCATGACGTCTGAGGTAATCTTACCCTCAGTGCCTAACTTCTTCAGTTCACCAACGGAAACGTTAAGCTCAGCAGAAAGAGCTCGCATAACCAGCGGGAGACGTTCAGAGATAGAACGGAATTCATCGCCTTGCAATCGTCCTGAAGACAAGCCCTGCGAGAACTGAACAAGGGCGCCATTGACGTCTGCCATAGAGGCACCACCAACGCGGCCTAACTTAATGAATGTTTCGGCAATCGTGCCGATTTGTTTATTAGTAGCTCCCATCTCACCAAGGCCAACAGCCAAACGCTGTGTAGCTTCAGCGACATCGTTGATTGGAGCGCCTGTG